GCTGTAGGAGCAGGTGATCCAGTAAGACCTAACACACGCTTCATCTTCGCTTCTAACTCAGCATAAGACTTGAAGTTCTTCTTATCAAGGAAGTCATTCAAAGAGTATAAACCCTCATACACTTTCTCAAGAGCATCATCATCACCGTCTTGTAATTCGCTAGGCGAATCAAACTCAGACTTATCATAGTTGCGATATCCTTCAACCTGACGGATCTTCAGTTTAAAGTTAGCACCTTCCCAGAAGTCGAATGGGTTGATTGCTTGCTCATCTTCGAATGCTGGATTCATTGCTTCGTTCAGCTTATCAAAGATTTTCTTACCAAACTTATAGAGGAATACTTTTCCTTCGTTTGATGGGTTTGACGGATCCTTAACAACCATGATATTGGCTGTGTAAGACAGTCGACGCTTTTGTTTACGAGCTTGATCTTTACCAGCATCAGTGCCGTTGTTCCAAAGCTGCGAGTTGAACTCACCGATTGGATCTTTTTCACCGATAGTAGTCAAAGAGTTCTCGATATACCAACCGCCAGTACCTTGGAAGCCGTGATCAAAGATACGAACCCATGGTAAATCTTCACCTTTTGGCTCAGGCAAGAAGCGAATAACAGCGTAACCATTACCAGCTTTATCGACATCTGGTTTCCAGAAACGATCGTCGCCTTTCTTTCCTTGGGAGTTACTATTAAGTTTGGTAGATTCGTTGATTAGTTTATCAAGCGAATTGGTGCGGGATTTCTTGAGTGTTGCAAATGAACTAGCCATATATTTTATTCCTGTATTTACGATGTATGTTTTTATTACGTTTTATCCAAAGCGAATCATCTTCATGATAAGCTAACATTATATAATATAAAAGGGATAATGTCAACCCCAATTACTAGTTTATTTATAAGAAACAAACTAATATATTTTCAGCACAATAGACTTCAACTTGCTTCTGTCTATTGGTGAAAATTCTCTTATAAACGGAGAGTATTTCCTGATGAGCGTAACTGTCTCATTCAAGACAATGTCATCATACTTCTTCCATCTATTTGTATAGCCGAGTAACTGGTCTAATAGAACCAAGGTTTCAAGGCTAATCTTATTCTGCGCATAGTGACGATAGAGTATCGGGTGATACCCATCTTTCATAACAAACAACTCATCAAAAGATTCTTCAACGTTGTAGAGATAATCCATCTCTTCGGAGAAGCTGTAAGATAATGATTCAATCTTTTTCTTCCAATTCTTCATAACAGTTTCGTTTGGTGCACTCATTAGATTACCGATCCATTGCTTTGAACCTGCACTATAATTAGCCACCAAGAACTTTATAAAATCGTCACGCTTGTATTTCCTTGACGCTTTCTCAAAGAAATACTTATCTTTACGAACTTGATATGATGATTCATTGGCTCTTACTTGGCCATTGTACTTGAAGAAGTCATATGAATCTCTTGTGAAGTGTTGTTGTACTGCAAGGTAGGTCTTGTAACAATCAAATCCTGACATAGTTTCTTCGCTGCTCATAATTAAATAGGTAGTCTTGCGCCCTTTTCCAAGAAGTTTAGATCTTGGGCTTCAACTTCTAGCTTACCCTTTATGGTTGTATTGAGTAACTTAGCTGCTATCTCAATTTCCATTTCGTTTTTCTCGCACCACCACACAACAGCATCTAGATAGGTCAACCTTTTCTCGATTACTGTCTTTTCTATAATAGTGCTAAACTTGGCTGTCGTCATGACATCAACCATGAACTACTCCCATCTATAAAATTTATGATCTTCAATTTCGATCGTTTTAAGTTTTGTTGCTGCCCAATCTGGGAAAACATAATCTGCATGATAATGTGTTGCTCCCTCAGTTATGTCTATTATACTACGATTAGTGGTGAATGTCAACATCAATTTTTTAATCTTATTATATGTTTTCCAATCATGGATAGTGTCAGGCTTACCGTCACACCACCAAGAGAATTGACATTTATGTTTGATTGGAATTGGCGTGCCGTCTCTCCAGCTATTGCGATAGAGGCTCTGTGTCACTACTTCTTTAATGGTGTTCGGGAAACGTCTGTCCGCAACCCTATTTAACGTGACGCTGGCAACAGCAAGTTGTCCAGCTATTCCTTGATTTCTAGCTTCAAAGTACACATTCTTCGCAAGCCATGTAACATCAACATCCGTGTATTCTGCGGCTGTTGCGGTTGTCGGTAACATCATCAATATCATCATCAATCTTTTCATAATCAATACCATTCATTAATAATTATCATCATACCAATCGTTAGTGATCATTTCTATCCAAGCATGTGCTTTAACAAAGTCTTGGAAGAACTGAACCTCGGTCTCGTCAAAGATAGGATGCATAGCCATTACCATGACTTGTTTCCCCAGACAAGATATCTTTAATTGCCATCCATTAATTGTTATAACGTCAAACGATTTAAATTGCTCTGTCAATTCTCTTTTATTCTCGTCCCATTTACTCAACAGTATCATTCCTTTCCTTGAATAGTGCTATAGTTTCAATACATTTGTGTATATGATCATCACGCTTTTCCACAAACACTTGTGGCTCTGGTTCGTTTTCTACAGCGATGATAATGACAATTTGGTCAATAGGGATGCCAGTCCTTTCTTCAAACATCACACAATATGCTGCTGCTTGCTGAAAGTAGTTTCCGATAAATTCTTTCTTTTTAATCTTAGAGGCTGTCTTATAGTCAATGATTGACAACCGACCGTTATACTCAGCTACACAATCAACTCGTCCTGCAATACCTAGATAATCAGAGTAGAGCGGACACTCCTGAGCATAGACTAGCCCAAGCGTTTTGTCGAGTGTACCTTTGACGGAGTTGAACATTGCGCGTTCGTGTGGCAGGAACTTAGTTGAATCAAGCTCATTGTTGACATAGTCCTCACACATCTGATGGACGTTAGTCCCTCTTCGAGCAGCTTGAGTAGAGATGCGGTTGGCTTCCTTTTCACCAACTCGCCTTCTCCACTCAGCTATACCTTTCTCTGACAGAACACTCAGAACTGTTGTTATACTTGGATATGAACCCTTTGGCGTTTTGTAGTGGCGCTTACCATTTATTGTTTCAGTATCAAGCTCGGTGAACTCTAGTTTCTTGTGTTCAAATGTCATAGGAATCTCTCATCATTTAAGAACTAATTATAGCTCACCTCAAAGCAAATGTCAAGTAAAATATGATCTTTTTAACTATAAATCCCCATTTTATAGCAGGTCTCTAGATACTCCCTAACAAAGTCTGAACGGACGATATCCTCTGGTCCAAAGTCTACGCTATCAAAGGAATCCATCCTAGACAGAACACCAATGAACTTTTCACAGCCTGATTCAGTACTGTATCGCTCGCTTGATAAATCGTCCTGCTTACCATCACCTGAGAATATGATTCTTGAGTTCTCACCCACTCGTGTGATGACAGTGTTTAGTTCTCCCCATGAAAGGTTTTGGAATTCGTCGACAAGAACAATAGCGTCATCCCATGTTTGGCCACGGACGAATGAAGTTGTGGTGAATACCACTTTTTGCTTTTGTTTCAGGACTTGATATGCGTCACCTCTGCCAAATAGATCGGTGAAGATTGCTTCGTATGGTGCTTCATAGACCTTGGATTTTTCTTCGATCGATCCAGGAAGAAAGCCCATATCTCTAGATGGAACAACACTTCTCACGATGATCAGCTGTTGCTTTTGGTCTATCTTTTCCATGATGTCACGTATTGCTAAGTAACATGATAAATACGTCTTACCTGTGCCAGCGCACCCGTGTAGAACGTTGTTGTAACCGTTGTTGTATGATCTAAAAACATCTCGCTGTGTATCCGTCAAAGGCTGGATCTCGCGGAGCGTTAGCCCCACTGACTGTCTGTTTCTTGCTCCCCTTGCCTTTTTATCTTTTTTCTTCTGCCTCTTATCAATATAATCGTCGAACTCAGTTATATTTTTGTTCCGCGCAAAAGTGGATGACATAGCGTCTCCTTGTGGATTAATTTCGGTTAGTGGATTGATATACTACGACGTATTATTTTCCTTAGCACGCTTCTGGTGCTTCTTGGTTATCTCATTTATTTTTGCTTGCTTGACTGTTCGCCCACCGACTTTATCGGCAAGTGCCGTATTCTGGTGAGCATCTGCAATGCGCGAAAGGTTATCGTTCCAACCTGCATCTTTATTTGTAGTGGATGTTCCCGACACCAGAGATGGCGCTCGAGTTATCACTTGCTTGATGTGTGGGTTTTGTTCCAAGAACTCTTCCCTGCTTGATATAGACATCAGTAGCGTTTCGATCTCGCCCGTCACTGTGTCCTTAAAGTCGTACAACGGCATAATAAATCCAATAATGTATCATAGTATAATCTTATTTAGCAAAAGTAAATACTTCACCATTGCTCTCCAACAACAAAAAAGGGGAGACAAAACGCCTCCCCTCCCTTTTTACGATCTAAACTTAGAACTTGTATTTAACATTAGTTTCAAGTTTGTGTGACCAATCGTCAACATGGAAACTTTCTACTTTAGCTTTGAATGTGAAGTTGCCTACACTCTTGGCATAACCAGCTTCTGCTGATGTACCAACATCAAAGTTAAAACCATTACCAAACTTACCTAACTCAACATAGCCATTGCCAACAGATGTACCGATGCGGATGTCGCTTCGAGTATCATCAAAAGAGCCGAGAGAATCGAACTTATCAAACGCTACATCGTTTTCGTAAACAACATAGCTGTCTGCAGATGCAGTAGCTGAAATAAATAACGCAACTAATGCGATCATGCTTGTTTTTAAAGTATTCATTTTTCTTTCCTATCTTTAGTTTTATTGATCACACTACACAGGATCGTAGAGTATGATATTAGCTCCTCTAATGGAACCAATTTGGTTGACTACGCTTTGTCCATCTAGCGAAGTCTTTTTTCTCATTTAAGTAATACGAACGGTATGCTTCAATCGTGTCCGCATTCTTACAATAATCTGGCATACATTGGGGGAATGGTGTCAATCCAATGTCATCAATATTCTTTGGTGGCTCAGCAAGTAACTCTCTCAGCTTGCGATCCGTCTCGTGT